CCCCCAAAAAAGACGAATCCCTACCAATAATTACGGGTACTTACATTGCTATAATTACGGGGGTTTAAAATCACCCCGGGGGGTGCCATAGGGGGTGGCCCCAAAAAATTCCCGAGAACCTAGTATTAACGGTACCCTCAGCTGAGCTGAATGCACTTCTCAAAAAAATATAAAAATTTTTAGAAAAATATTAATTAACGCACTGTATAAGCCCGATAGGTTTCACGTGTTCAGGTGGCCCTAGCTCCCTAGTTTTCAAGGCTTCGTAGGATTCGCCTGACTCCACCTCTACTACACTCCAAAAGCTTAGCTATCTTTCCAGGGGATAGCCCTTGGCTAAAAAGTCTTACGACGCGTTTAGGGTCTATGGTAGTTGGTGGACCAAGCTTAACACCCATCGCTTTAGCTCTATCAAGGGCTGACTTCACCCGCATTCTGATCATAGAGGCTTCAAACTCTGCAACAGCGCCCAGGATTTGAGCCTGGAACCTGCCGCTAGGGGTGGTAAAATCGACGTTATCTTTAAGGCTAACAAAAGACACACCTAGCGATTCAAGTTCAGCCAGGGTGGTAACTAGGTGTTTTAGGGACCTACCAAACCGATCAAGTTTCCATGTGAGCACGATATCTATTTTTCGTTTGGATGCTAGATCCATGAGGGCTTTAAATTCTTTTCTATCGTCTTTTGTGCCACTGACTTTTTCGCTAAATACCTGAATTACTTTCCATTTTCGTAATTCGGCATAGGCAGTTAGATCTTCGATTTGAAGTGTGGTGTCTTGGTTGCGGGTGGATACTCTAGCATAGATAGCTACTCTAGTCATGCTTTATATTAACACACCCCAGCTAAAAAAAGTAAAATATTGCATGAATTGCAATGGTTACATACCGTGTATTTTAGACATAAAAGCGGGAGTGTCTAAGGGTAGTACGTGGGGGGTGTAATGGCCCCTCACTTTTTTATATCAAATAAAATCATGAAGGAAAATTAGGGTTATGGCAAAGAAAGAAGTATGTCCTAAGTGCTCAGGTCAGAAGTATTCAAAGGCTACAGATGGTTCTGAGAAAAGGTATTGTTCAAGCTGCCATCATGTTTGGGTTTTGAGTATGGATGTGGCCATGTCAAAGCCTGAGTTTCAGTTAAAAAGGGTCCAGCAGGAAAATATTAAATTAGCTGATGAGATATCAAGGCTTCGCCGCAAAGTGAAACAGTATGAGGATGCAGTTGGCCCAGAAGCTAGCCCTGACGAAGAGGGGCTTTTTGAATGATCAAGAACGATGTTCAGGAGTTCAGGGAAGTTTTTGGCAAGGAGTACATTGAGCTCTGCTGTGCTTTAAATATTATCTTTGAGGATTATGACCGGGTGGAGGAGTGGATCTTTAGCCCAAATCCTATATTCCAGGACAACAGCCCTATTTCGCTTGTTGTGGTAGGTCGGTGTGATTACGTATTAAAGCACGTCTGCTTTGCGATTAACGAGCATATCAAAGGGGATGCGTGAGAGTTGAGATAGCAAACCCTCATTTTAGAAAGAACACTCAGACAGAGCTTAAGGGTGTGGTTTTAGATTTAAGATTAGAGAATGAAGCTACGGCAGCTTTAGGGGATATGGTTTGTTGGTTACCTGCAATTTCTTATGCGATTAAAAATACGAATTACATTAAGGTTCATTTAGTAGCGCCGAAGTGGTTTCATCCGGTAGCTGAGAATGCATTAAGGGGTTTGGATTATGAGTTGTTTTTTGAAAGACCTACGGATGAGTACTTAAGCACAAGGTTTAAGGAATGGAGTGCTTTAGGCCAAAGGGCATATCCCATAAACGCTACATCGACACATCTTATTGATTTAGGATTTATATATTTTTATGGTTTAGGTGGAGCGCCCAAGGATTACAGGGAGTACTTAGATCTTGATTTAAGTGGTGTTAACTTAAAGGGCGTTTTAGAAAACAAGAAGTATGCTGTTTTAACTCCGTGTTTTACAGCGTATAACAGGCGGTTGTTAGTTAAAGATTTTAATTTAATCTGTGATCATTTGAATTCAAAAGGAATTGTGCCGGTGTTTTTGGGTGATAAGCACATGGCAGGTCGTGATGTTAAGACAGAAGATTATGATTTATCAAAGGGTATAAACTTACTTGGTAAGACAACATTACTTGAAGCTGCAAAGATAATGAAAAAAAGCGAGATGGTAATGGGTGTGGATAACGGGTTACTTCATTTAGCAGCTATGACAGATGCCACTATTTTGTATGGTTATACGATTGCAGGCCCTGAGACAAGGCGTGTGTATAGAAAAAGTGGTCATACTTATGAGCTTTATGGATCTAAGAAAGATATACCGTGTTTGTTTTGCCAGGAAAATATTAGATTTATCGGAAAGAATTTTTCAGAGTGTTTGTATCAGGAAGTAGAGCCTGAGTGCGTAAAGGCTTTAAATGCTGCAAGTTTTAATGCGACAATAGATATGCATCTTGAGGGGTAGTAGTGGCAGGCTCGACATACAATATGAAAGACGAGCATGAGATTCTAAAGAACATCTTAAGTTTTGAAGATGACCCGCTTGCGTTTATTGAGTTTACGTTTCCGTGGGGTAAAGAGAACACACCGCTTGCAAAGTACAAAGAACCAAGAGCGTGGCAGATAGATGAGCTTGAGAGAATAAAAGAGCACTGTATTGAAAACAGAAGGCTTATGGCGCTAGGTAAAACGCCTAGGGTGTATAAGTCTGCAACGGCAAGTGGCCGTGGCCCAGGAAAATCAGCGTTTACAGCTTGGATGAATTTGTGGCACTTGAGTTGTCATTTAGGTGCAACAGCTATTACGACTGCAAACACTGAGACGCAGTTAAGGTCAAAGACCTGGGCTGAGCTTGCAAAATGGCACCTACTTATGATCAACAGGCACTGGTTTGATGTAACATCTTTGTCTGTTGATCCGAGTAAGTGGTTTGTATCTGCAATTGAGAAGATAAGTATATCTAAGCAGTACTACTATGCCGAGGCGGTTTCGTGGTCAGAAGATAAGCCTGACGCATTTGCAGGGGCTCATAACGAAAACGGCATGATGGTTATATTTGATGAAGCATCAGGTATACCCGCTAAAGTTTGGGAAGTAGCTGCGGGATTTTTTACAGACATATCCATGCATAGATATTGGTTTGCCTTTTCAAACCCACGACGAAACTCAGGTGCGTTTTACGAGTGCTTTCATAAGGACAGAGATAATTGGTATAGAAGAAACATTGATTCAAGAGACGTACCTGGATTAGACAACACGTACTTAAATGAAATGGTTGAAAAGCATGGTGACGATTCTGATTTTGCACGAATTGAAGTAAAGGGTGAGTTTCCAAGACAAGGGGACAGGCAGTTTATTTCAAGAGATGAAGTTGAGAGTGCAATAGCAAGAGAGATAGAGCCTGACCCACATGCGGGTCTTATCATGGGTGTGGATATCGCAAGGTTTGGTACTGATACGACTGTTATCTGCTTTAGGCGCGGTAGAGATGCTAGGTCCATTCCTATGATTAAACTTAAGAATAAAGATAATATGGAAGTGGCAAACGAGTGTGCGTACTGGATAGCAGAGTATCAACCGGATGCAGTTTGTATTGATGCAGGCAATGGTACAGGAGTCATAGATAGACTAAGAGAAGTTGGTTATAAGGTTCATGAAATTTGGTTTGGATCAAAAGCAGAGAGTGAGGAGTGGTCTGATTTAAGAACTGAGATGTGGGCTAAGATGAGAGACTGGCTACCGGGTGGGTGTTTACCTGAGGATGATTTATTAAGAGACGATTTAGTGGGGCCTAGCTATGGTTTTGATAAGATTGATAGAATAAAGCTTGAGGCAAAAGAGCAAATGCGAAAGCGGGGTGAGCATTCACCGGATGCAGGGGACGCGTTAGCTGTTACCTTTGCTGTTCGCGTTGCAAGATCTGACATGAAAGCTGCAAGAGTTAAAAGAAGCCATAAAGTTCAAGGGACTGATTATGCTATCTTTGGTTAAGACGGTTTTTGGTAGGGAATACGAGTTTAGGTTTGAGCGAGTATCAAAAGTTTTAGAAGATATAAAAAGTATCATTAAATTAAACCATGAAGAAACAGGGGTGTTTCTTAAAGACTTTGATCCAGCTTTTGATAGGTATGTACGACTCGAAGATATGGGTTTTTTAAGTTTCATGTCAGTTAGGTTTGATAATAAGATAGTGGGGTATTCGATTTATTTTATCGATGAGCCGATCTATCAAAAAGGTTTGATACTCGCAACACAGTCTACTACCTTTATAATTAAAGAGCATAGGGGCGTGGGTATGGCCTTTATGCGTTTTTGCGATGAGAGCCTAAAGTCGCAAGGTGTCAACAGTGTTATTAGGCAGGCAAGTTCTAAATTAGACTTGAGTAAAGTTTATGAGCGTTTAGGATATATATTATTAGAGAAATCTTACATTAAGGGGCTTTGAGGGTATGGGATCTAATTCGTTTTTGGATAATGTTATCAATGATGGTAAACAGCGCCGAGATAAAAATGCAGAGGAACAGCGAGTAAGGGATGTAGAAACAAAGCTTCAAGTTGAAGAAGCTGCATTTCAAGTCGGAGAAGACAAAAAAGCTTCCGATAAAAAAGAAGACGAAAGAATGGGTGAGAATAGAACAAGAACTCTTCTCACGGGTGGAAAAGGCTTAGACGATGAAGATCTAAACGTATCTCGTAAAAAGTTAATGGGGTTCTAATTGATATTTTCTACAAAGCCAGATGACATTGCCGCAGAGATAATAGAGCTTCATGCCCAAGAATCGGGGCGTCGGGGTAATTGGGAAAGCCACTGGCAAGAAGTTAAGGATAGGGTTTACCCTTCAACGGCTGATTTCATAAGTTATACAACACCTGGTATTAAGAAAAACTTGGAAGTTTATGATTCAACGGCTGGTACTGCTTTAAATAGATTTGCAGCAATCATGGATTCATATTTAACACCTAGAAATCAGACGTGGCATAGAGTTATGTCACCCATTGAAGAATTAAATAAGAATAGAGAAGCTAAGCTTTACTACGAGGATGTAACTAAGATTCTTTTTAGGTACCGATACTTACCGATATCTAATTTTGCATCCCAGAACATGATGTACAATAAGTCTCTAGGGGCCTTTGGTTCATCAAGCCAGTACATTGATAGCGCAGGTTCAGAGCCTGGCATTAGATATAAGACTTGTCATCTTGGTGAGACGTATTTCATTGAAAACCACCAAGGTATTGTAAATGAATTATTAAGAGAGTTTAAGCTAACCGGCAGACAGGCTATCCAGAAATGGGGAGATAAACTGCCAGACGGCCTTGAGGACAAGATCAAAACAGATCAAGGTAGAGAGTTTTGCTTTGTCCACTATGTAGGGCCAAGACGTGATGTAGATCCGGAAAGGGCTGACTTTAAGGGGATGCCCTGGGTTTCGCATTATGTAATATCTGAGCCAAGAGCATATATAGAGGAAGGTGGTTACAACACTTTCCCGTATACGCCCTCAAGGTACGAGCAAAGTCCGAACGAGATTTATGGTAGGGGTCCAGCAATGGATGTATTACCTATGATTAAAACGGCAAACGAGATTAAAAAGACTTACTTAAAACAAGGTCATAGGGCTGTAGACCCGGTGATATTAGTCCATGACGATGGTATTTTAGATACGCTATCGTTAAAGCCGGGCCATGCAACAGCAGGCGGTGTTAACAAAGATGGTAGAGCTTTAGTTCATACGCTTCCGGTAGGTAACATAAATGCCGGTATCGAGATGCTAAACGAAGAGAGAAAGATTATTAATGATAACTTTCTAGTTACTTTGTTTCAGATCTTAACTGAAACACCCACTATGTCAGCAACGGAAGTATTAGAAAGAACTAGAGAGAAGGGCTTTTTACTCGCACCGACAATGGGTAGGCAAGAGTCTGAGAGACTAGGCCCAATGATTGAGAGGGAGATTGATATCTTATCTCAGCAGGGGTTACTACCGCCAATGCCCGAAGTTGTCAAAGAAGCGGGTGCTCAGTTTAAAGTAGAGTATGACTCACCCCTTTCTAGATCACAAAGGGCTGAGGAGGCAGCGGGTTTAATGCGCACAGTAGAATCTACTCTAGGTGTGGTTAATATAACAGGTAACCCGGCACCGCTTGACCACTTCAATTGGGACGTAATTATTCCTGATTTAGCAGATATAAATGCTGTACCATCTAGGTGGAGATTTGGTATAGATCAAGTACAAGCCCTTAGACAATCCCGCGCAGAACAGCAACAGCAACAGCAGATGCTTGAGGCCGCACCAAGTATAGCATCTGTAGCAAAGACTGTAAGCTAGCGAGGGTTAAATTTTGAATGTTATTGGTAAGGTTAAAGAGCTTATTGCGTCTAGGTCACTTGCGTATAAGCAGTCCTTTGGGACTGAGGGTGTAGCTCCTAAAATAGTCCTTAAAGATTTAGCTAAATTCTGTAGAGCTAATGAGACAACTTATAATCCAGATCCAAGAATCCATGCGGTTTTAGAAGGCAGGCGTGAGGTCTGGTTAAGGATACAGAATTATTTGAAACTAACCCCGGATGAACTCTGGGACATATATAGGAAGGACTAGGACATGGAAACAGCAGTTGATACAAACCCAGCGCCACAAGTGGCAGAGGTAAATACCAGTAACCCTAGTAATGACATTAAGGTTACAAGTAGTAGCGATGTAGCACCAAAACAGACGTGGACTGAATCGTTAGATCCAGATTTAAAAGAGTATGTATCTAGTAAAGGTTTTAGTGATCCAAAGTCAGTAATTGAGAGTTACAGAAATTTAGAAAAGCTGCGTGGTGTCCCACAAGATAGACTTCTTAAGTTACCCGAACAAGCAGATGCTCCAGAATGGAACGATGTTTACACTAAGCTTGGAAAGCCAAGTACGGCAGACGAATACGGTATTGAAGTTGATCCGCAAAGACCTGAGTTTGGAAACTGGGCCAAAGAGACATTTCATGGGCTTAACTTAACAAAAGATCAAGCAACATCGCTTACTCAAAAGTATAATTCTTTTTTAGAGAGTCAGAGCGGTCAGATGGTTGAAAAGCAGAATGCTGATTATCTAAAAAGTGAGGCTAACCTTAAAAAAGAATGGGGCGCTGCATTTGACCAGAATTTAGGTGCGGCTCAGCGGGCGGGCAGAGCTTTGGGCATAACTCTTGAAATGTCTGATGCGATAGCAAACGCGATAGGGCTTGAGGGGACTATGAAGTTCATGCATAGCCTGGGTGAAAGACTAGGTGAAGCAAGCTATCACGATGGTAAGTCAGAGAGTTTTTCAAACAAAATACACACACCCGATCAAGCAATGGCTAGAATTCAGAACCTTAAGAAAGACAAGGATTGGACGGCTAGGTATCTAAAGGGCGGCACTAAAGAAGGAGAAGAAATGGAAAATCTATTGAGAATGGCCAATCCTGCCGATTGACATTTGAATTTTAAAGATTGAGACTTTACTCATACTTTTTGTCGATAACCCTTAATCGGGCCGAATTGACAACCGGAAAAAGACGGTAGCATGGCCTAAAGCTTTACTTAGGTTATGAAGCTGGCCCTGCTTGCAGACAAGCCCTTCGAAAATAATTTTTTTGTAAAAATTAATTTTATAGGGGGACGTTATGTCTGTAAATTTGGCGAATCTGTATGCCCAACAATATGCAATGAATTGCGAATTATTGCTGCAACAGAAAGATTCAAGATTAAGAAGTTATGTAACACAAGGTTCTTACATTGGCGAGCAAGCCGCAGTTGTTGATCAACTAGGTGAAATTGCTATGCAAGACGTAGTTGGAAAATTTGGCGCAATGGGCCGAGTTGATAACACTACAGATCGAAGATGGGTTTTACCTTCATCGTTTGATTTGCCTCAATTAATTGATAGCATAGATTCTCTTAAATTGCTTTCTGACCCATCTTCTAAGTATGTTATGGCGGCAGTATCAGCAGCTAAGCGTAAAATGGACGATGTGATTTTAGATGCTTGTTTTGGTACATCTAAGACAGGAAAGACAGGATCTACTTCAACTACTTTCCCATCGGGGCAGCAGGTTGCAGTTGATCACGGGGCTTCTGGCAATACTAACCTAACTGTTGCAAAGTTACGTGAAGCAAGAAAACTTCTACGTGCAGCAGAAGTAGATTTAGATATGGACCCAGTAACAGTAGTTATCACGGCGTCTCAAGAAGATTCACTTTTATCTGAGGCTCAAATTATCAGTCTTGATTACAATGATCGTCCAGTTTTAAAAGACGGCAAGATCATGTCTTTCTTAGGAATGAACTTTGTTCATTGCGAAAGAGTAGGCGCAGATGCTAACGCGTACCGACGTGTACCTGTTTTTGCTAAATCAGGACTTCACATGGGCATTTGGAATGACATAAAAACAGATGTGTCCCAAAGAAAAGATATTCAGAATCTTCCTTGGCAAGCATATGTTTATATGACAATCGGCGCTACTCGGACTGAGGAAGAAAAAGTAGTAGAAATTAAGTGTGCAGAATAAACTAAGGGAGATAGATAATGGCTACATCTGATATTTCATCAACACAATTAACAAACCGGGATGCTACACCCAGGGTTGTCAGTAACTCGATAATCCAAAAAGGTGCAATGCAGGTATCTTGCGGTACAGTAGAAGCGCTAACAGCGGATGCTATTGCGTCTATTTACCGAATGGTATCGGTACCTTCTAACGCAAGAGTAGCACAAGTGCTTTTATCTTGTGATGACTTAGGCTCGGCAGGTCT